CATGTTTTCTTCCACTCATATTAATGGAGATGTCATATATTCATGGTTGTGTTCGCTACCTTCTGGTTGTGGCTTAACCACTATTGTTAATTCTATATATAATAAAGTAGTCATTAGAATGGCTTACGTCACTTGTATGGGCAGAAACTATAAGTCTTTGGATACTTTTAACGATAATGTTAATGAAATGGTGTATGGAGATGATAATATTATAAATGTGTCGATTAAAGTACAGGATCTATTTAACATGACTTCAATAAGAAGTGCTGTCAATGAAATTGGCATGGACTATACGGATGAAACCAAGAGCGCAGATTGTGTTACTGTTTTTAGGTCTATTTATGATGTGACTTTCCTTAAAAGGCACTTTGTGTACGATTACCATTTAGACCAAGTTATAAGTCCGTTAGAATGGGAAACTGTTAGACAAATGATGAATTATGTTAAAATGAATGTCGATCAGACTTCTGTAGTCCAATCTGCATTCAAATCATTTATTATGGAGGTGTCCTTACACGAAAAAGAAAAATTCGACGATGTGGTAGCTAAGTTCGAAGAGCCAATGAGAAAGCATTTTAACTTCTCATTGTTTACAAAGGATGTTTTCCTTCAGCGGGATATAACGCTGAAGCAAGACATTCGCTACTAACCTATTTTGATCCTCCACACACTTATACAATTAGACTCTGAGGCCAAAGAGTGTGTGGTTGCATATAGGCTTCTATAGACATTATTTATTTAAATTTACTAATCAAGATGTGTCCTAAAATAAATCTAGACCCCTTAGAGCCAATTAGAATGGGCAGGTCCCCACCTTTTTGTCAATAGACCAGCTGAAAATAATTTAGAAAATGGTTCTGCAGTTACCATAAATGAAAACATGCTTAACACCGTTTCGAGTACGCTCAAAACGACTAATTACGATTTCTCGTATATACCTAATCCTATGACCAAATTCAGTACAGATAATGTTGAACATTCTTTGCACTCTTTTTTGGCTAGGCCCGCCCCTTGTCCTGGTGGAGAAATAACATGGACAAATGCTAGTGCTGCCAATGTAGATCTTATGACTATGAATATTCCTAGTGGTATATTCTCTTCTACTCCTATGTTCGCAGAAAAAGTTTCTGGTTTTTATGGATTTAGAGGAACTATGGTCATAAAAATTCAAACCAACGCTCAAAAATTTCAAACTGGGATATTGCTAGTTAGTGTTGTCCCTTGTTCCGGACATATAACCAATAGCAGAATTTCAGTTATTAAAAATTTGACTTTGAAAAGTCAATTACCTAGTGTTAGAATGAATGTGGCTGAAACAGATGAAGTTGAGATTAGAATACCCTTCACTTCCCCAGAATTGTTTTACAATTTTTCAGCTCCAATAGATTGGGCAAGAGTTTTTGTGACTGTTTATAGTCCTAGCACTGGTGGTGATATTCCTATCACCTGTTGGTGTCATTTTGAAGACACTGAGTTCTTATACCCTGCTGCTCAATCTGGCATTAGCAGTAAGGCCATTAAAAAGAAGAGTAGGAAATATGATAATTCTGATTTAGAAGATAATGGAGGATGGCTATCTCAACCATTAAGCACCTTTTCTAAAGGTTTTGCTCAAGTTGCTAATAGAATACCCATGATTTCTTCTTTTGCAGCTCCGACTGCTTGGTTTTTAGAGTTGTCTGCAAATATTGCTCATTCTTTCGGTTTATCTAAAGCCATAGATACTAGTGTTCGATGGTCAGTCGTTCCTAGATTGTTCTCCCATATGGCTAATTGTGATGTTAATGATACAAGTGATTCTCACGGATTACTTTTAGGCAACAAAATTGCCCACATGCCAGGTTTTGCTGGTTCTGATGTGGATGAGATGAGCTTACAATATATAGCGCAAGTTCCCTCCTATTTTTATGTGAGTAATTGGGCTAATACTGCCACTAATGGCACTACTTTGCTTTCATTAAATGTTGGTCCCCAAACTTTCAACACTCAATCTACAGTCACTCCCACTGCCACTGCTGCTTCTACATTAACATATCACTCTCCTATTGGTTATTTGACCAATTTCTTTGCTTATTGGAGAGGCTCTATATATATTAGAATGTACATGAGTAAGAATGAGTTCCATACTGGAAGATTGTTGATAGTTTTCAATCCCACATACAATGGTATATATTCTCCAGCTTATGCGGCCAATGAGTTCAATTATAGATGGATTTGGGATATTAGAGATTCTTTTGATTTTGAAATCAAAATTCCTTATGTTTCCTCCACTACATGGACTCCCACATCTACTGATGTATCTGCTGCCTCTATAGGAGTTTTTAAGATTTTTGTTTTGAATCCTCTCACAGCCCCTAGTTCTGTTGCTAATAATGTTAATATATTATTTGAAGCTAGAGGTGGAGAAGACTTTGAAGTGGCTGGAATGATGGGAGATAATACTAATCTAGCAGAGCCAATTATTGCTTACTCAGCGAGTGATAATCCAAATATGCGAAAGCATAGGGCTAGGCCATATGTGATGGATAAACTCACTATGGAACTAGATTCCAAGCAAAGGAAAAAGAAAAAACAACTGTTGAATAGCAGCAACAGGAC